TTTTAGTAATTATGCAATCGGGTTAACGCAGGTTCACGAATTATTACAAGTTGTAGTGGCGTTATTATCTATTGTGCTATTGCTAATGAATATAAAAAAAGGAAAGTAACATGGACATAAAATCAATGCTAGTAGAGTTCGCTGAACAACAAGCAGATAAAATGCAAGAGCAAGCTATGGGGCATTTAGCTTCTGATGAAATGAGAGATAGTATTGCTACTGCAATCAATAAGAAAATTGATATACCATTCGTATCAGAAGATAAAGAACAGATATTCTTTGAGAAAATGGTAGACGTAGTAACAGACGTATTAGAAGGCGTATTCAAAGGTAAGTAGTGGCAGTACCTGCACGAATTAGAGCAACGATGCGTAGATTGAATCTGCGCGGAGTGAACAAACCAAAACGTACACCTGGACATAAGACCAAGTCACATGTAGTGATGGCTTCTAGTGGTGGTAGATACAAAGTGGTGAGGTTTGGTCAGCAAGGCGTAAGTGGCGCAGGTAAGAACCCAAAAAGTAAAGCGCAGAAAGCTAGAAGGCGTGCATATTACGCAAGGCATGGCAGGACCACTAATAAGTTCTCTGCAAAATACTGGTCAAATAAGGTGAAGTGGTAATGAAGGTTAAAGGTATTAGCGTAACAGGATTAAGCAAACGTCAGGTCAGCGCAATGCGTAGGCATGCAAGACACCACACTGCAAGGCATCTGCGGTCTATGGTGTCTGCAATGCGCAAAGGCGCAACCTTTGGGCAATCACACACCAGTGCGATGAAGAAGGTGGGTAAATGAAGAAGAAGCGTAAATCAAGAGTTAACGAAGCACAGTAAGGAGAGCATAATGCCATATCACTACGGTAAGACAAAGAAGAAAGGTAAGAAGAAAAAGAAATCTAAGATGAAGCGTAAACGTAAATGATAAACCCAGATCAAATAAAAAAACTTATTAAGCGTGTCTTACAGAAGATAGACCTATATTCTTCTGAAGCAGCAGAGTTCATTTATAACATAGGTTTGGTAGAATCAAAGTATGTTTATTTGGAGCAGATAAAAGGACCAGCTCGCGGTGTGTATCAATGCGAACCTTGGGTTGCGGTAGACATCATTGAGAATTATTTACAGTACCGTAAAGACCTAATGAAAGTAGTCGCAAAGGCGTGTTATCTGGATTGGTCTCACTTTACTGCGCCAAAAGAAAAGGACTGGGAGTATATTCTTACTACGAATTTGGCAGCGCAAATAGTCTTTTGCAGATTGCATTTACGCAGAATACCTAAGAAACTGCCTAGAACTTTAGAGGAACAGGCAACACAATGGAAGGTCTATTATAATACCGCGAAAGGCCGTGGTACTCCAGAGAAATACTGTGAAATAGTACAGAAATATGGATGAAGCAGAGCGAATTGATAATCTTATTCATTTAATGTGTGAGTTAAAGGAATTAGCAAAGAATCTTGAAGACCCACGTCAAGATATTGATATTACGTTAGGCACGATCATTGCGCTTATTATATGCGCTGATGTACCTGATGTAACCATTTTACCTACTAGTAGTAATATAAATGAGATAGCACAAGCATGAGTTACCTAACAGCATTCTGCAATATAACCACTGACCTTCAAGCGATTGTTAGCGACATAGATAAATACGATCGCAAACGTGTACTCATGTCCAGTTGGGCAAGTCCTAGTAGTAATATGTATCGCTTGAGTAACACTGGTTATATTGAAAATTTATATAAAGATGGCGTTGAATTAACCAAGGTCAGTGATACGCCAAACGCAGATAACGAATTCAAATACTCAGAATCTACAGATTCAGTGGATGTATACTTAGGGTCTAGTTCTACTAGCGCATTCAATGCCAGTGTATTTGAAGCAGGTCAAGATTGGGAGGACCTAAAGAATAGAGTGGTCAAAGAACAAGCGGACCACATGCGCAGTTATTTAAATAGACCTATCTATAAACGCGGTAATTCAAACTATCAAGGTGCAAGCGATAGGTCTTATGATTTTATAGTTATACGTAGCAATGCATTGTTAGCCTGCGCTGACCTTGTACGCAGTCAGGATACTGAGAAAGCTGCCGAGCTTGAAGAGCAGGTATTAGGTGAGGAAGGTATCTTGACCAAGTTGAAGAAACGAGATTATGTTATGTGGAACGAAACATCGTTTCGCAGTGAATCTGGTGTGATCAGAGAAATCAGTGTTAATGGCTCTAGCACTGGATACATAGAAGATATAAAAATGTTCGGACCACCAAGCACCGATTACGATGAGGTTCGTGTAGTTATCAGCACCGCAGGAACCTTTGCACCTGGTACTGCAAGTACCGTTAAGTACGATGTATTTACAAAAGATGACACTGGCCTGCGTAGACATAAATCAGTGGATGCAGAAGTAATGAATGGAGACTACCAAGCACTTGCTTATGGTGCGCTTATAAGATTCCAATCTGGTATTTTTACATTAAATGACGAGTGGTCCATAACATTTCAATCCGATGAAGTACAAATGGGAACTGTGCGCAGTGGGCAGATCTATAGATAATGGCAATCACATTTACCAACGTCATTTATGATAGAGTCATTGACAATCTTCATAGTATCATTGCAGATGAATTTGGGATACAAATATTTTATGATGAGCATCAAGGCAATCAGAGTTTTCTTTTACAACCTCTTAGTGATGAACTTAATGAGCAGATTCATACTGGCATGGTGCGAGACTATACGATACTTATCAGTTATCAAGTGGATTTCGCAGGCAATTACACCAAGGAAAGTTTTAGGCAAGTGTCATTAGTGGCTGAACGATTTAAGAGGTTATTGTACAATAACCGCAACTACAACGTATCTGGAGCGAGACAATTCTATAATGCTGTCATCGACTCCACTGTATATGAGCGCGATGAGGATAATGAAGATCTGCTACGCGCAAATATGACCGCTGTAGTATCAGCAATGGAGATAATAGGATGAAATATATTGCAAAAGAATCTTATAAAAAATTATCAGATGATAAGAATTTTTATGCGTTTGGTAGTTCTGCCAAGCATAATCGTCTAATGTCAGGTTTAGCAATTAAGATTACAAACGTACCTAAAGAATTAAAATCGCATTTGCAAAGTGCGGAAATAAAAAAAGTAAAAAAGGAAGATAAGTAATGGCAACTAATTTTCAACCAAGAAATATAATTGAAGTCGGTATTGGTAGCGGCTCAAAGACTTTAGGAACACTTCATGCAAATAGTGATACATGGGATTTTTTACAGGTGACTGATTTTAATGTAGAAGCTGCATCAGCACCATTAGAAATTGCACCAAATAAATCTGGATTACTCGGTCAGCTTGCCAGTCAAGGACATCATCGTCCAGATACGCAAATGTATGAAGTAACTTTGACGATGAGAGGTACAGCAACAGCAGTATTGAAATCATGTTTGGCTTTGTTTGGTGATAGTTCTTCCGAAGCATCGCTTACACCAGCATCAAATACTAATGATAATAGTTCCACTACAATGAAACATGGTGGTACAAATGTAAATGCAGTGACTTTACTATTTGAAAATGCTGGCGCAGACTTAGCAGGCGGTTTAATTGACGTGTCAATGGTAGGATGCTTCGCCACTTCTATGACTATGAGACAAGACGTTGGCACTAATGGTGGAGAAATGGTAGTAGAAACCACTTTTGTTACTGGATATAGACCAGTTCAAAGTGCTTATGCAGCACCAAGCAGTAAAGTGTTAGACACAGGCGCACCAAAAAATATTTTTGGCTTAACTGCAAACACATTAGGTGGAGAAACTTTAATTTTAAACTCTTGGGAAATTAATATTTCAAGACCGTTGGTTCGAGTTCATTATCAAGATACAACAGACTATGAGCCATTTGGCTATGCGCAAACTGGTCCATATGAAGTTACTGGTACATTAGTTGCAAAACGCGATGACGAGATTCACGACCTAGATGCAGGCATAGCTGGTAATTCCACTGGGATTGTATTGGCACTTGCACAAGGCAGTGATTTTATTATTGATTGTCAAAAGGTAATGATAGATAATTCAAAGCCAGAAATGGGAGATTTTATGCTACAAAGCATACCATTCAGAGCATTTGCATCTGCGGAAGATGCGGAAATAATTGGTATCACGATCGCTTAAATCACGCCATTTTCATCTTAATAGGATGAACAATGAAAATCAAAACAGATCATGGAACATTTGATGTTCCAGAAATCACATTCAAAGCACGTAGAGAGTTACATCAACTAGAGGTCAAGGCAATCACCAAGAAAGGTGAGATTGACACCGCTAAGTTCTTTGATGTATTAGACTGGATACTAAATTACTCATTTACCGATCCAGAGAAGTCATTAGGCAAGTTCGATGATAATATCATTGACGAAGTATTAATGACCATTTATAATGCTTATAAGGATGTAAGCAAAAAAAAGTCTTAATGCACCGCGTTGCGATGTGGATGAGTTTTCGCAACCAACCTAGTCGCAATCTGCATTTCCCATATCAAGCCAAATCTCCTACGCTTAAAAAAACCATCACGTATGATGAAGATGAACTATGGAATGAGATATGGCGTATTGTAGATGAGAATAAAGATGGGAAATTTACGCTTGGTGCTGCGTTATATCATTCACTAGTGTTCTGTGCCGACTCAACGTACTTTGTAACGCCTGAGACCATATTTGCGCTTGAGGAGTACATGGCTATGAAACGATTTAATCTATCTTTAGCAAATACTATAGATGAAGCAGATTATCACCGTTTAGTCATCTTTTCTGCTATTGATGAAGAATTCAATGCACTCCAACAAGAAGATATAAAGAAACAAAATGGCTGAAAAGAAATTTATAATTGAGGTAAGAAGTAAAGGATTCTCACGAGCTACTCGTGATTTTAAAACTTTAAATAAAAGCGGTCAAAAATTTAAAAAAACCACTAACCAAATGCGTAAATCAACTATTGGTTTAGAACGATCTTTTGGTTCACTGAGGAATCGCCTATTAGTCAATGCTTTTGCTTTTGGTATTTTAGCGAAAGCTGCTCAAGCGTTTTTTAAAGCGTCTATTCAATTTGAGGATGTGCAAACTCGTTTAGTTGGATTAACAGGAAGTGTAGAGAACGCAGAATTTGCATTTGAAAAGTTTAGTCGCGTAGCAGCCACGACACCATTCCAATTAGATGATGTAGTGAACGCAGGTGCGCAATTGAACGCTTTTGGCGCAAGCGCAAATGATACTATTAAGCCTATTACCGACCTTGCTGCGTTCATGGGTTCAACGGCTACTGAAGCAGCAAATGCATTTGGTCGTGCCTATTCTGGAGGAGCAGGTGCGGCTGACATTTTCAGGGAAAAAGGCGTTCTGAATATTATTAAGGATTTTAAAGGCATAGAAGACATAACAAACCTAACTCTACCTCAGTTTAGACAAGCGATGATAGATGCCTTTATTGATCCTGAAGTAGGTATAGCAGGTAGCGCAGATAGATTATCAGACACAGTAACTGGCGCATTCAGCAATATGTTTGATGCGGTAACTAGACTTTCGGCTGAGTTGTCAGGACCATTCCTTTCTCATATAAAAAATGCAGTAAAAAGTACAACCGCATTTATAAATGACACTACAGCCTTTGTTCGCTTTGCAAAAGAAGGAAGAGCAGATTTTGAAACATTTGGAGAAGCGGTAGATGCGTTTTCATTGCGTATTCGTAATACCAGCGATTTACAATCACTAAATAACGAGTTGGATAACCTCAAAACTCAAATGACACTTGCGCAGCAACCTGTTGTAGATATGCAAACAAAAATTGTCGGTTTAGCACCTGTGGTCAATCAAGCAAAAAATAATTTAAAGATTTTCACTGATGATACACAAGAAGGATTTAAGAATTTAGAAGCAATTACTCCAGGCGTTGTAATATTTGAAGGCGTATTAGGTGATGTGGCTGATGCTGTACAAAAGCAAAATGAAACACAAGCCATGACTGGCACAGGCACATTGAGTTTCGCAGAAAAAATTAAGATATTAGAAGATAGAATACGACTTGTTAAAGAAGAAGAAATTAAAAGATTAGATATATTAAGCGATATTAATATGGAAGAAGTGTTGCGTGAAGAACGGACTCTTGCATTGGCATCGCTCGAAAAAATGCGTCAAGATGAGATTGCAAGAACCAATGCGTTGCTTGATGATCAAGTTACACGAATGGAAAATGCAGCAATGGCTTCTGCTGGTATGGTAGTAAAAACCAATGATACCAATACTTCATCGAACGCAGCCGCACGATCAATTAATGTTTTAGCAGGTGCGATGTCTGCTTTGAAAGGAGACACAAAAGACGCGAGTCAGATGTTTGGAATATTTTTAAGAACTGTTGGCACGTTAGTAGCAATGTCTCCACAAGGCGCAACAGGTGGAGCGTTACTAAATTTATTTTCTGGTTTCTTTGCCCACACTGGTGGATTAATACAAAACAATGGTATCCAGCGTTTTGCGCAAGGCGGGCAGGTCCAAGGACAAGATAATGTACCAATTATGGCGCAGGCAGGAGAATTTGTTATGCGCAGGGAAGCTGTGCAGAATATTGGTGTGCAGAACCTTGCCCAGATGAACCGCTCTGGCGAAGCTGGTGGTGTAACGGTAAACATATCAGCACCGCTAGTTGATGAAACAGTCATAGACCACATAATACCTGCAATCAATAAAGCAACGAATCGGAATCTTGCGTGAGTCTTACTTTACCCGCAGTATACAGTTCAGCAGCAAAGGCAACGAATTTTGTTGAGAATTGGATCATACAGTTATACTATGGTGATGAAAGTAACTTTACACCAATAGCCTTAAATGACACCAAGGTTGGTGGGTCATTCTATCATGGTGTCGTAATGAGTCGTACATTATCCATACGTAGTTCTATAGACCTAGCTCGTAGTTCTGCTAAAACAGGAAACATTAAGCTCCAACTAGCAAATTTTAAATACAAAGGCGATGATTTCTCTGCTGAATTATTTGGCGGTTCTAATCGTTATTTGAATCGGACTGTTAAAATATATAGTCAATTGAATGGTGACAATACACTTGCAAACTGCTTACAGATATATAATGGTAGATTAGTGGACCTGTCGCATGACAATGATACCATTAGTTTAATGATAGTTGAGCGTTCTCCTTGGGATTATATTGATATACCGCAAACCAAGGCAAGCGACACCAATAAATATTTTCCTGTTGCCTATGGTAATTATACTGCTAATAGTACAAGTCAAGATTACCGCGTTAATCAAACCATGTTTCCTATACCTATAAATGAGATACGAGGTGACGAAGTATTTGCGCTAACTGGTACGCATAGCATATCAAGCACTGCATATCCGCACTATTACGATCGTAATTTGGACAGGTTCTTACCAGTGTATGTGGATGACTTTTCTAATTTTGATACTGCGAACGAAAGTTATAAGAACGGTTATGCGGTTCGAGCATATCACACCATTCCAAAGAAATTTAAAATGAAGCCAGTAGAGAACGCATCTACAGATACTTGGACCAATGGAGATAATGCCATTGATACTCCACTTGCCAATGAAACAAGTAGTTATGCACAGATAATATTATCGCAGACCAATGCTGGTACTACAACTAAATATTATAAAGCCAAGTGGTTAAGACCAGACCATAAGGTTGATGCTGCGACCATGACTATTTTATATGCGTGGACCATTACTCGTGCAAGTATTGTTTCAGGATCTCAGAGTTGTTTTTTTAGAAATGAGACTTGGTCATTCAATGATGATTTTGATAATACAGATAATAGTTCAAAAAACACTACCAATGGCACAACCTCAGTGAGTACACAGACCGACACAAGCGCAGAGATGGTCTCATCATTCAATAGCGCGAATGGGTGGACGGATACAACTCAAATTGAGGTAAGAAATGCGGTCAGTGGTGTTAATCCAGGTACTTGCACATTCACACCTAGGCTATATGATATAAGATGTAGCGTTTCAACAGAAATCGACTTTACAGACAAGGATCAAGGTTATCAAACATTAAAAAGCATCAATCACTTATATTGTGGTGGAGATGGTCTGACCAAAAGTTATAATGGCGGTAGCGGTGTTGCTACAACTGGATTAGAAGCACATAGAGACTTGTTGGTCCGCTTTACTGGTTACGATGATACAGATGGTAATATTTATAACTGGAATAGTAATTTAGATATTGAAGATGCAAGAATTGATGCAAGCGCATGGAACATACGAGCTTGGGTATTGGAAGCTACATCATTAAAGAAGATATTAGATAAGATACAATATGAGTTTGGATTCATTTTCAAATTCAGAGCAGATGGTGTTGGTTCGTATTGGTATATAAAGAATTCATATAGTTCTGGAGATGTGGCAGCTACCTTGAATGCAGATGACATTGATAAGATCAGTATCTCTACTACGCCATTTAGTGAGTTGATAACAAAAATGGAAGTAGGTTATGAGAAGCATCCTGCGCAAAACAGTTATATCAGTAGTGTGACTGCAGAGGATTCTACAAATTCTACACGTTCTAATCTTAATATTGGTGCTAAAGAGAACATTCAGCAGGTGAACTTGGACTATAATGTCAATAAAGCAGGTAACGCGGATGTGGGTGGCGGTGATCCAAACGATGGTTTTGCAGATTACTATATGAATATCTATGGAGATATTAAAAAAATGGTGAGTTGTGATATACTTAACCCAGCAAAAGGATATGCATTGGAGACAGGAGATATAATACAATTTTCCAATACGTCAGGTGACATGCCTATAGAACCTTTTGGAGACAACTGGGGTGACTATTACATGATAACAGATTTAAAACGCTCACCAGGTAAAGTGAGTATAACGGCAAGAGAGGTTGGATAATGGCTAATATGGATGTGGGAGTACCAAAATTCTTTACAGATAGTATCAATTTTTTAATGTCAGTAGGCACTGCGCAAAATGGCAATTTTGATGTTGTGTCTGGTAGTGACTTAATTAATACATACGTTACTGGCAGTGAGGCAGAATTGTTTGATATGAAGCCTATGAATCAAGTCACATTCAATACTACGGCTAGTACAGCGGTTAGAGGTGACCATGTTTTAATTAACATCAATAAGCAGAGTACCAATTTTAAAACAGACTATATCGCAATTTTAAATCATAACATGAACAGTGCTGAAGCAAAGGTCAGAGTTGGATTTGGCGATGCCTTAGAAGATATTAATGATGTAGACCTTGCTAATAGTGATAACGTAATGGCAAACCCAGCCGAAGTGGTCAATGCCGATGCAATTTCTAGTAGTATTGTTACGCCTGCTGCCAATGGTTCAACAATATTTACATTTGACGCAACAGATGAGCAATTTATTGGATTGCAATTTGAAGGTGCTGATGGTAGTAATTTGTTCAATGCTAGTAATAATTTGAAGATTGGTTGCATCATGGTTGGCGAACATTACACAATGCCACACGCTCCAGACGTGTCATTGCGCAGGTCCATTATCTATGATGGAGTCAATGTTCAGCAATCTATGGGCGGTGTAAAATATGGTAACGCATCACACATAGGTAGAAGGTATAGAAATACCTTGAACAAGTCTCCATTCTTGACCACTAGTTATCCTTCTGGAGTATACGGTGGGCGAATTGTATATGATTTAAATTTTAGTCACATGAGTTCTAGTGACATTATGCCAACTCAATATGGCGATGAATCAGAGACAGCAGATACTGTGGTCTCTGATGTTTGGAATAGAACCAAAGGTAATTTATTTCCATTTATTTTTTGTAGTAACTCTGCACTGACTGGAAATAAAGCAGAACAAAATTATATTTTTGCTCGCTTTGGACAAGACAGTCTAGACATGCAACAAGTCGCACCAAGTGTCTTTAATATAGGCATGCGCATAGAAGAAGAGTTCTAATATAAAATAATTCTTGCTTAGTGTTGACAAGGACTTTAATTTGTCAACACTTATGAAGCCTTTACAACAACATATGAGAGAGTGTGGTTTTAGTCAAAACCAATTAGCGCGACACATCGCGTTGGATAAATCAATGCTCTCACTTATGATGCGTGGAAAGCGTAAGTTTCGGTACGAGCATAAGGTCAATATTGCACGAGTCTTAGGTATTAAGATGGAGTTCATTAAATGGCCTTATTAAAATAAAAAGAGAGATAAAATGCAAAGTCAAATACATGCTATTATAGATAATATAAAAGACAAAAGAAAAGAACTGGGTTTATCGCAAGGCCAGTTATCTAAAAAACTAGGTGTTACTACAAGAAGTATAAGTAGATATGAAGATTTGAATTATTATTCACATGGTAACATCTCACTTAAATTAAAAAAGTTAAGTAAAATTGTTGAATATTTAGGCTCTGGTATGAAAGTGCCAGATACTATTCATAAGCAGCATACTATTTTTGGAGAAAAAATAGAATGTGTTAAGAGTATATTAATAGGTAATAAGTGGTATATAAGCAATCACGCTAATGTTTTAGAATTTCTTCACGATCCAATAAATGAAATATATTTTTTTTCATTTTGGTTTAACGATGATAATAGAATTGCTGATGCAGAAAGAATGTCTGGTAATATTTCACTTATACAGGCAGTAGCAGTTGATTAAATTTTATCATGTAACATGGGCAGTGCTGTTTGAAGTGGCGTTTCCACGACTACACTCTCTCTCTCTTTTACGTCATTAGGCATTGCCCATGCTTCTCACTATTCATATCAAAGATAAACAAGAGAGAATCAATTTTGCACAAAAAGTGCGACAACTGTTGGGTCAATCCCAAACATACATTCCAGGTGCGAGAAAAGTCTATAATGCAGACATCGGTATCAAAGCCAACGCTAACGACAGTACGTATAAAAAGATACTTGGTCTTATCGATCGCAATGGATATTCATATAACATAATAAAGGAGTAACGATGAGTGGACTATTAGAGCCTACCTACGATGTGCCTAGCACTGGTGAGAGTAGTTTCATGAAGTTTCAAAAAGGCGAAAACAGATTCCGAATATTAGATACACCAGTAATGGGTTATCAGTATTGGCAGGATGATAAAGTGCCAGTTCGCATCAAAACCGCAGCAGAAGCACCCGCAGGCGAAAAACCAAAACATTTCTGGCAGGTTCCAGTATGGGATGGCAATTTTGTCAAGGTGCTGGATGTTACGCAATCCACTGTTCAAAAACAGTTAACAGAGTTAGATCGCAATTCAGAATGGGGCAACCTTACTGATTACGATGTGATCGTGACTCGCAGTGGCGATGGCATGGATACTACGTATACAACTACACCGTGTCCTAAGTCACCATTGAAGGATGATATAACTACTGCGTTGGCAGAATTTAAGAAGACCTATGAACCAAATAAGGTCTTTGAGAGTACGCCCACAGCAGAAGGCGAGGAAGAGTTACCTTTCTAATGCCTTCTTCCGCATCCCGAAAAGGCTACAAAGGTGAAGTCGAGGTCGTTGAATTGCTCCGCGATCTCGGCTTCATAGCCGAACGAAGTTGGGGCAGTGATGGTCGTAGCTTTGGCGAGAAAAGTGATATAGATGTTAAAGCTACCAAAGGTGACCTGACCATACGAGTGCAGGTTAAACGAAGAAAGAAGATTGCAGGATTCTTAGATTTTAAGAATGCGGACGTAGTGATGGTCCGCCAAGATAGAAAGCCTTGGCTCTGGATAGTCAAGCATGAGTGGATGAAGAATTTATTTAATAGCGGAGCCGTAGAAACCCATAACCATGAAAATGGCGTGTCTAATGATCGTGATAGTCATGGCTCCGCTAAACTATAAGGAGAGAGTAATGCCATATCCAATGAAACCTAAAGCAGCAATGGTATTTCTAGTAAGTGAGTGTATTGATAAGGTATTAAAACAACACGCAGTTACAGAAATGTCTAAAATCGTATTGAACGAAGATACTCGCATGGAGATAGCAATGGATACATGCGATGAGATATTGAGAAGAATAGAAAAGAAAGGAGAGAGTAATGAAAAAAGCTAACTTATCTGATGGCGAAAAACATGCATTATTTTTAATGAGTTTAGCAAATCCAGACTTATATCCAGATCAAACAAAAATTATACCAATTGAGTTGGAGGATAGGAATGGAAAGTCTGCGCACGTATTTACTTTAGTAGGCATAATTGGACTTATTAATTTAGCATTTCACATCTTACAACATGAGTATGATGATATAATAAAAAAAGAGAGAGTAAATTGAAAAAAAGATATTGGGCAACACCGCCAGATATGATGAAAGAATTAAACGATGAATTTGATTTTGATTATGATCCATGTCCACATCCTAGACCAGAAGGTTACGATGGTTTAAAGGTGGACTGGGGTCAGCGTAACTATGTAAATCCACCATTTGTTGGTGGAGTTATGAAGTGGGTGCGTAAAGGCATGGAAGAGCATCAAAACGGTAAATTAGTTGTATTTATCTTGCCACTGTTCTGTAATCGTGGGATTGCAATATTAGGTGATTATGGCGCAGAGATAAGATATGCAGGTCTGCCACAATGGTTAGCACTAGAAGATGGAGAACCAAATCCTGCAAGGAAGTTTGATAGACAACCATGTGTCTTATTAATATTAAAGCCAGAGAATGCAGAGTGTATTATGTGTGAAGATTCTATTTGTGAATATTGTTTGGAGAGTAAAAATGAAATACGATGAATACGATAAGTTTAGAAGTAAGTTTTTTAATATCGCAGCAAAGATAAGCGATAGTAAATCAATAGAATATACCATTAGTAACGAAGATAAATTCTACAATTTCAAGCACGTTGCGGAGCGACTTGGAAACACAGCAAAGCAGTCAATGATGGTATATATATTGAAACATGTCGATGCACTATGCAACGATGCAAAAACAGGCAAGACCTACAGCGATGAAACCACATACCAACGATGTCTTGATGTGGTGAACTATATGGTGCTTTATGCCGCACTCGACCACGAGGAACAACCACATGCAAATAACACTGAACAACCTAGAAGCACAGATAGCGGTGCAGACAGGAACTGCGAGAATGCTCCAGAACCAGACCAATGGAGTGATCTCACAAGGACCACGAAGACTTGAACCTGACATAAATGGAGCAGGTGGTGAGATCGCAGTTTGTAAATACTTTAATCGATATCCCGACCTCAGTATTGGTCCGCACTTCAGCGGATACGACCTCAAGGTCAAAGGCAACAAGGTGGATGTCAAGACCACTTCCTATAATCCTGGATACCTACAAGCAAAGACCAAGAAGAAAGTTGAGGACTGTGACGTGTTCATTCTGGTTCACGTTTCATTTCCAACATTTACCATCCTTGGTGGTGCGCGTTCAAGTGACCTACTACAAGATGTCAATATACAAGACATGGGATATGGTCCGAAGTATATCTTGGAGCAAAGTCAACTCAGTTCAATGGTGGACATTTTTGCATAGCCTTAATAAAGGCGCATTGGGTGAGTTGGCAGTAAAGAAAGATCTGCTGGAGCAAGGATATAATGTCTACGAACCATTAGTGGATGTTGATCAGGTAGACCTAGTGGTTGAACTCAGCAATGGTGCGATGAAACGTGTGCAGGTTAAAACAGTAATGAAGCTGAATCGCGGTACTTCTATCGAAGTTAATCTACATAAGTATAAGAACACACATCGCATTGATGTGGTTGCAGTGTACTTTTTACCAAAAGATATTATTGCATACTATCCATATGATAACTCACATGGATTAAGCCTTGCAATAACAACTGGCAAGAACAATCAAACAAAAGGCAGGAAGTGGTTCTATTCATATGAACGGTTTCCAGAGTTTAGTTAATGAAACATTACGCAGGCAGTATAGCATTTGATAACGAGGTTGGCGAGTGGGAAGACCATATCATTAAAGCAGATGATCTGGACGAGCTTGCGCGGGAGATGAAGTTATTTATGAAGCGTAGAAAGAATTCCGAGGTATTTTTTGCGTGTCTAGTCAATAAGAGTGGAAAGGAGCTAGACCTAACCAATAAGATAAAGGAGTTGATATATGGCTAGTTATGTCGTGTTTGGCGGAAGAAGACAGCATGTATTCAAAAAGAGAGAACAGAAGAGAAATTTAGATGCGGAACTTGCGGACAAAACCATATTCTATTGTACTAGTTGCAATAGGTGCTACGAACCATCGCGAGTCAACTGGCAGGATTATACGCACTATTATGAAGATTTTGTGAGTTACGGCAAACCAAGAAAAATATGTAAGAAGTGCAAACCCGACAAAAGTGCGAATGTATAAAAGGATGACATTGGCTTGGTGGACGCTACCATGTCGGGTTTGAAAAGATATTGGTATTTAACTAAAGATGGTGATGAATATTGTATGGATCTATTTAAAAAACATTATAGTCATAGGCCATATGCTGATGGACGTAAAACAAAATTGTTTTGTGGACCAGGTGAGAAGATCGTGCTTAGAACATGGGAATGTGATGCAATGTTTGTATGGAGAAAATATATAAATGACGCAGGAGAAAAAGGAATTAATTGTTCTATCTTCAGAAATGAATCGAAAACAAAAAGCAGCGCACTTATTCAACAAGCGGATGAAATTGCTTTTGCAGTCTGGTCTGATTGCAGGCACTATACCTACGTCAATGCAGAAAAAATCAAATCAGTTAATCCTGGATACTGTTTTAAAAAGGCAGGATGGAGAGAATGTGGAATGACAAAAGTAAACAAACACATTATATTAGAAAAATATGAAACTGCTTGATCTATTTAGTGGTATCGGTGGATTCCACGAAGGTTTTAAGCGCGCAGGCTATGAGTTTGATTGGGTAGGCTATAGTGAGATAGACAAATATGCCAGCGCGGTGTATGGATATAATTATAAAGAAAGTGAGGAGCTAGGTGACATTAAACTTATTCGACCAAGAAGAGATCTGCCAGATAACATTGACATCCTTTGTGGAGGATTTCCTTGCCAAGCATTCAGCGTGGCTGGAAAGCGACTCGGATTTGATGACACTAGAGGTACTCTCTTTTTTGAAATTGCACGGCTTCTCACTTATTATGTCGAAAACAAAAGACCGATCCGATGTCTGGTACTCGAAAATGTTAAAGGCTTACTTAGTCACGATGATGGACGCACATTTGCTGTCATCTACAGAATTCTTAGTGACCTTGGGTATACCATTGAGTTCCAACTACTTAATACTCGCTGGTGGCTACCCCAAAATAGAGAGCGGATATACATTGTCGGATATATTGGAAACCGAGGTGGACCACAAGTATTTCCTATCGGAGAACCAGGTGCAATCTCTGACAACAGGAATGCAAAAGTCGCAAGTACACTCCAACATCCAGGACACTCAGGTGGCAACTACAAAGGAATGACTATGATTTCAGAATTAAATCAAATCGGCACAATAGGTAAAGACAGCGAAGCCACACGAGTATATGATGCCAATGGAATCTCAAGAACCTTAACCGATGGTGGCGGTATGGGAGCGAAAACTGGGTTGTATCAGGTTGGAGAGTTAAAAATTACTGCAAAAAAACGCAGTCACGATACGCCACCAGAAATAAACGAATATTTAAAGGCTAATAAGAATGGAAAAACCATAGGCGAAATTGCAAAAAGCACAAAATTACCCAAAACTCAAGTAGAGCATTATTTTCGTAGTGACAAATACAGAGCAATACCAAATCCAAAAGATTGGATGACTCTAAAAACAATACTTCAATTTGATAATACTTATGACAAACAAGTGACAGAAATATATGAAAAGGAAGTAGAGTTTGAATCTTCTAGGCGTGTATACTCGACAGATGGTATCAGTAAAACATTGGACACGCATGATAGTGGATATTATCAAATTCCAGAAGCCACGAAGAAAGTAAAAAAGGTTGGTAATATTTATCCAAGCGGTGGAGAGAATGGTAATGTTTATGACACATTAGGTATTGCACCAACATTGAAAAGTGGAACGACAAGTAATAAAAAACATGGCGGTATTGGTTCATCAAATTCTCCAAAAATATCTATTTTAGAAGCCACGAAGAAAGGCTACGCAGAAGCAGAGGAAGGTGATTCTATTAATCTATCTGTGCCTAATAGTAAGACCAGGCGAGGTAGAGTAGGTAAAGGTGAAGCACAGACATTGGATACAGGTATGCAGCAGTATACGATACAACCAGTATTAACGCCAAATCGTGCAGAAAAACGACAAAATGGTAGAAGATTTAAGGAAGACGGTGAGGATATGTTTACGTTAACGCAACAAGATCAGCATGGAGTGAAAATCAATACAAGTATACGCAGACTCACGCCAGTTGAATGCAATCGTTTACAAGGTTTTAGCGATGACCATAACAAGTATGGTGTGATGGATGGTAAGGTGGTGGAGATGAGTGACACACAAAGATATAAGCAGGCAGGCAACGCAGTGACCGTGGATGTGGTCCAAGCCGTTGCTACAATCATAAAGGAAAAGGAGTTAGTATGACATTTTGGTTAGAGTCATTACAAGAGAATGCATTTGATGTGTTTCAAGTGGTTTGGATAGGTGTAGCGATATTTGCTACGCATTTCTTGATGCGCTGGTATTTAAAACAGTTAAAGGAAGAGATAATCGAAGAGATAAGGAGTGGAAAATGATCATGTTTGATATAGCAGAGTGGGTAGCAAATATATTAGTGTTGGGTTTAGGACTATTGTTCTGGGCGTTGGCATTTGGAGTTTCATTTTTAATTATTACTGAACTAAAGGAGAGATACATCGATGAGTAAAACAAAGTTACACGGTCAAAACTATGTGCTTGGTGACGGCAAGCGCGCAGCGAGCGTGACTACCATCATCAACAATCAGTTAGGATGGAATAAGAATACACTTATCGCATGGGCCAAGCGGATAACGGCTCAAGGCGAGGACGCAGATGCGGTGATGCGTGACGCAGGTGACATAGGTACATTGACACATTTGATGATACATGGTTACCTAGAAGGATTCACGGTGGATACGCGAGATTACACACCAAACCAAGAACAGCAGGCACTAAAAGCATTTGTAGGTTTTCGTAACTGGTATGATCAGGCAAACTTCAAGGTACTTGCCAACGAGTTTGCGTTGGTCAATGAGGAGTTGCGCGTTGGCGGTACGGTGGATTGTCTTGGGAAGATAGATGACGAGCTTGTGATAGTGGATTGGAAGACATCCAAAGGTGGACCGTATCCAGAAATGATGATTCAGTTAGGTGCATACACATTGATGTACGAAGCTGCGCAACCCAAGGCGGATGTGAAGTACGGTGTGATCATGCGGTTTGGTAAGGAAGATGGAAAATTCCATAAGCATGTGATCAGTCGCGATAAGTTGGATGCAGGTGCGCAGGCGTTCAGACATTTATGTGCATTGTACAACTTACGTAGGAAGTTTTGAGGAGTGCAGTAGATGTCTTTTCACACATAACTCAAAACGGCAAACGCGCACGGTGTCCAGAATGTGATGATGGTACAGTGCGCAAGCAAGGCACGGTGCAGATCAATGGTGAGTATGCCTACTGCCACAAGTGTCAGGCCAGTTGGGATTTCAGTGAAAAGACAGTACAAACCCCGAAGGTAGAATATAAGCTGACCAACACCAAGGTCAAAGTCGAGTCAAAAGAGGTCAAAAAGAGTGGCTATGCAAGTGCGCGGGATACATTCGTTGCGCATTGGCAGAGGGCGGTGGATGAGTTGGAGTTGCCTTGGAACGAGAAGTGCTTAGACCTGCCCATTGGCGTAAGGCGTGACGATAAGAAGAATGCGCAGTTGGTGTTCCAGATCAATGAGAATCATGTAAAATTTCATAAAGGACCGCAGTTCGGTGACGCGGAATGCAAGGCGTTTGAGACTCCGCATCTATCTCTCTCCACACTTGTGATCTGCGAAGGCGAGAAAGACGCTGTCACCGCATACTGCAATGGCGCATCCGCTCTGACCTATACGTCAGGTGCGGGTGCGCTGCCTGCTAAACTAACCTTGCCGTCTAGATATAATAAGGTATACATAGTGTACGATAATGACGAAAAAGGCGAGGAAGGTGCTAAAAAACTCGCTAGAAAGCTATTCGAGCATAAGGTTGAGTTGTATGTTATGCAGTGGGATGAGAAGCCTTCAAGGTATGACCTTACCGATTGGTTCAGCGATGGCCATACACTAGATGAGTTGTTGGTGTGTTGCGTGCGGTATGGTGACAAACCAGAGGACATTGGCGGGATGCGTAGCTTTAGTCCATCGCAGTTTGCTAAGACCTTCGTCAAGATGCCAGAACCTATCATTGAGGATCTGTTCTTTGAGAAGGACATTATGGGCCTTGCAGGTGGTACGAACGTAGGTAAGTCGGTGATGAGCTTGCAGTTGTCCACGTGTTTGGCTTTAGGAGTGCCGTTCTTAGGCTTTAGAATACCGAAGCCTAGGAAGGTTATGCATGTGCAGTTTGAGTTGAAGGATGAGAGTTTCAAGCAGTTGATCGAGCGGACCGCAATGCATTTTGTTAAGAAGTATCCTGTGGAAGCGGAGCGGTTCGATAAGAACCTAAGTATCTTAAGCAGTGGGCAGAACAATGTCTTCACCGATAAATGGGAAGAAATGGACGCGAATCTAACCTTTGACCCATGTGAAGTGTTGGTGGTGGATAACTTGTATACAAGTACCAATAAGAATGTGAGCAAGAACGATGATGTTATGGACCTGTTGCGTACGATGGTGAATATGAAGAACAAGCACAAGGTGGCTATTCTGATGGTATCGCATCATAAGAAGCTAGGCGAGGCGAGTCCATTGGATGTGAGTATGATGTTGGGCGGGAGTGCGTACACGAATCATCTGGATGGTATCGTACAGCTTGCGAGTAGCAATCGTATGCCTGGATTAAAGGTGATGAAGATCACGAAGGTGCGGAGCCAGAATGATCTTCACGGTGTGCCAGTTGGAGTTAAGTTGCATAATATCAGTGATGGTGATCTGTATTTTGAATACTTGAAGCCGTTGCCAAAGAATGAAATGTTCTGGTATACGGACCCGAAGGAGTCAGTAGAAGAAAAAGTATTGCAGGCAATTGCGACAGAAGGGCAGAACTTTAGCAGAGAAATGTTCAAGGCTGCGTTGGAATCTGTGGTTTCAGTTAGTAGTAATAACGCGGTTGCGAGATGGTTGGATCGTATGATTAATCAAGGTTTAGTTGCCAAGATTGGACATGGGCAATATCGCAAATTGGAAACTGAATTGGATAGTTTTAACGATTAGGCGCGTGCAATGAGGATGGAGAATATGGAGAATATGGAGAATTTGGCTTATTTCAAATTCTCCTTGGGTGCGCAAAAAGAGAATTTGAGAAACTGGAGTTATAGAGAAGAGAGAGAGAGATATTCTCCATATTCTCCATATTCTCCTTGTCAGCACCTCTAGTGATTTCTGCTTCAAAATGCCCACTTTCAAAGAAAGATGATAAATCTTGCGAATTTGTGCAAATCGCTAGTGATGGTGAACGATGTGCGCTGGTTTTGGAGTGGTACGATGACCTGCGAGTTTGCAATTTGGACAGGTGCTGGTTGCGGTTGCGCACGCGTGACAAGTTGGCGTGGCGGAATAGAATGCTAAAGCAGAAAAAAACCCTGAGTGAATAATATAATTTGCAAAAAAACCCTGCGAACCAGATATAAAAACCCTGCCAGTATAATATAATAACAGCATAATTAACCATATTTGGATGCGAAAATGGACCAAAAAAGCTCAAAAAGCTCATTTAAAAAATTGCGCATAATTCGTATTATGTCTATTAACAAAATGATACAGTGAGATTGTATCATTTTTAGACACAAAAAAACCCGCAATAAATGCGGGTTAATTTGTTGGTTTATTGGTTTAGTTCATCAATGATTGCTTTGCATATTATGACATAAACGCATAATAATATTAATTGAATAACCAAAGCAATAGCCATATTATCGCGCATATTTCAACGTATGCGGTTAATACTTTATTTATCATTGTTCAACCTCTCTTTTTTACTTGTTCGACCTGCGCACTCATTGAATCCCAATCGCGATTGCTCCAGGTGGCTTTATATCGCTTCAAATCGCGCTCCGCTGCGGTGACGGTCTTATATGGACCATATACCCACGGATCCGTTGAATCATGCGTGACAACAATTACAAACATATTTTAACCTCTCTTTTATTAGTTTCCATAAATCCGCCCATATATGAGCGGATTTCACGCGATAACTAATCGCGATCATCAGTATGGTTTATTTATAGTGGTTTATGTGCGTTGCGTTATTGTATTCTTTATGACTGTAATCTTTTTGATAATCAGTCATTGTGTATTTTGCGTTCTTTCTACTTTTTGCATCATTATACAGTTCCGTTGCTTCTTGCATGTCGTTAATGTCGCCAATTTCAATGTGACGTATTTTAAACTCCCAACCACCTAACTCTTTTATAAAGTCACTTAACATATTACCGCATTTTAAAGCGCATTCATGTAAGTAATGTTTATCTTGCTTTTTTTGTTGTTTTGTTTTTGGTTTTATCATTGCTTTACTCTCTCTTTTTGTTGTTTAGTGTTTAATTAATCCAATACGGTTAGCTGTGATCATCTTCATATCATTAACAGAACAATCAATGAACCGCGCTTTTTGTAGATCTTCTTTAGTGTCAAATATTACCGCACGCTTGTCGGTTGCTTTTATTTTATGGTCCATTTTACCACCAGTTGAAAAGCAAAAAATAAAGTTCACTGGCAATTTTACCGCCTGGAGTAATGGAACACTTTTTGTATATCCATAAAACACAATCTTTGGATTATTGCGCGCAATTTCTAACCAAGATTTTAAATAGTTCATACTATAAAAGTCTCCGCTTGAATGAATGCGAACATATTCAGCGCGTTTTTTTGTTAGTTCTTTTTGTATCTGTTCAATAAATGCGGGCGCATTTAATGTTAGTTCATAATTAAAATTATACTTTGCTTGAACGTTTGGATATTTAAACGTTCCCTTATCCGCATAACAAATTTCTTTGCAAGTATCCGCCCAAGGGCAAGAACTCACAGCGGGCAAGTTAAACTCATACAATCGCACATTGTTTAATTTAGCGGTCTTTTTTATTTTACTATTGGTATTGGTTAATAGGTTCATTTTACTCTCTCTTTTTTTGTTTAGTTACTTCGTGCGCTCTCTCAATGCGCTCATTAATTTAGTTATATACCTGTATTATGTCAACACCTGTATAAATAAAATATATCCATCAAAGCAAAACAAAAAGAAAGTAAGACGCAACGTGCCACATTGACACAAACACCGCAAATCATACACCGCATAAAATCCGCGTAAATTGTTAAGTCTTGATATTGCTAAGTATAACAGAATGAGACACCATTTTAAAATTGCGTATAATATATATTATGTATAACTTATCGGGTATACCAAGGCAAACCCAGATTCTTCCCACTTACCGCGTCTTAAAATTTTTACTTTCGTTTTTGTCAACACCGTATGCTTAAATTTAGATAATGGAAGAAGTTTGGTCTAATCTAACTGACGATAATACTGACAAATGGCTGCACGCCATAGACCGCGCAGACCGCTACCATCTCCACATGCTAGTATTCCGCAGTGGACTGATAGAACCGCACCTGCGCCACCTGCAAATCAGCGCACATAAGTTTTACGACCTACTATCTCCGCAGGAACTCCGCGTGTTCAAGCAGCGCACGCTTGGTCACACCTTCGTTAGTATCGCAGTAGAGATGGAGATAACCGAGTCCAGCGTAAAGGAATACTGGCGCAGAACATTGAATAAGATAAAGAATGTCATCGAAAAGGCTAATATAGATGAAGAAGAAGAGTAAAGTAGACGCAGACCAAGTTAGAATGCTTGCGTCATTTGGATGTAACTACGCTGAAATTGGCAAATACTTCGAGGTAGGTGAGAATCACATACGTCAAAGTTTCAAGGTACAGTACGAAGCAGGCCGCGAAGAGATGAAATTCAAGCTCAGACGCGCCATGTGGGTATCCGCCATCGAAAACAACGCAATTGCGATGCAGATATTTCTTTCTAAGAATTACCTAGGCATGAGTGATAAGACAGCAGTAGACATGACAGGCAACCTGCAAACCGTACTACAACAGTGTGGTTTCGAGGAAAATCCGATTGATAAAGCAAATAGTGAACAGGCAAAAGCTCTGGAAGATCTTGGGGTACGACCCGACTCCACAGCAGTTGGCAGTTCATAACAGCACAGCTCGCTTTCGCGTCTGTTTAATGGGCAGACGATCTGGTAAATCCTACATGGCAGCGCACGAGATACTGCCGTGGTTGCTCACGCCCAATACGCGTGGTTGGATAGTCGGACCAAACTACTCACTGGCCAATAAGATAGCTCGTGAGGTCAAGCGCATTGTAATGACCGAACTACGCTTACCACTAGAATCCAAGAAAGAAATATCTGGAGACCTGTATTACATGAAGTTAGCAGGTCTGAACAGTGAACTATCGGTTAAGTCAGCAGAAAACCAAGAATCATTGATCGGTGAGGGTGTTGATTGGCTTTGTATTGACGAATCCGCGCTCATTTCACGCAACGTATTTGAGATGTACCTGCGCCCAACGCTATCAGATAGACAAGGCTGGGCAATGTTCACCAGTACACCGCGTGGATTCAACTTCTTGCATAGTTTATATGAGTTTGGAAAAAGCGATAAGCACCCAGATTGGGAGTCGTGGCGTTTTCCCAGTACGTTATCTCCATATTTCAAGGACGATCACGAAGAATTAAAGCGCACGCTGACCAAAGAGACCTACCTGCAAGAGATCTTATGCGAATTCCAGAGCTATGCGGGTAAGGTGTTCCCATTAGACAGGACCACACAGATACGCGAGGACGTTAAATACGACCCATCCAAACCAGTATATGTTGGTTTGGACTTCGGCTATCGCCATGCCCACGCTAATATCGTGCAATTGCACGGCAGAGAGAAGAATTTTGCTGACGTACATCAAATAGACGAGGTAAACCTGCAAAACACACGCACAGAGGAGTTTGCAAATAAACTGAATTCACTTGGCTACGAGTATACTGGCATCTGGGGTGACCCAGCAGGCAGTGGTACGAATTTGCAGTCTGGTATCAGTGATATACAGGTATTTGCGAATCAAGGACTGCGTGTCAACATCAAGCGCGATGCGGTCACCAGAAACGTAGTATCTGGTGTATCGCATGTACGTAGGTGGTTCGAGGATGCAAATGGCGATCCGCACTTGTTCATTCATCCAAAGTGTGAGAAGAGCATCGAAGCGTATGAAAACTACCACTACCCAGAACACCGCGAAGATCAAACCTTACGCCATGAACCAAAAAAAGATGGTAAGTTCGATCACGCCTGCGATGCGTTGCGTTTTCTGTTGACAAACCTATTCCCAATGAAAAACCGACACGCTGGTGTCATCGATTTCTTTTAAAGGTAGATATGCTTACAATTCAAGATCAATCTGAAGGCGCAATAATTGGCGCATTACAAGAACAGTTAAAATACATCGAGGATGAGCGTACTCGCGAGCGGGATTATTTGATGGACTTCTACGAAGGCATCAATCTAGACCACTATGTGAGCGATTACTTTGGACCAGAGACCCTGCGTCAGACGGTCATCCCACAAAACAACCTCACTAGACGCGTCTGTAGTCTTCGTTCGATGACCTACAAACGACCACCACGTCTGCGTACGAGCGAAACCTATCTATCTATCATAGATAAGCATGGACTAAACGCGCAACGCAGAATGCTAGAGCGTTTGACCTTTTTGCTTGGTACAATGGCTTTTAGAAGTAAGTGGAATGAGGTTACACAAAAATTAGAATATGAGATATTATCTCATTTTACGCCTTTATTCTTAGCAGGCGATTCAAGAGATAAGCCAATTGGAGTTATGTATCCAATTGAGAACCAAGGCAACGCAAGAGGTGACGTGGTACACGCGGTATGGACCGAAGAACGCTATGGTGTACCAGGTAGACACTTCCTTGTGGATGAAGATGGTAAGGTCATTAGTGTAAATGATAATGATATTAACCCATATGGTATGTTGCCAGTAACCTTTTGTCATCGTTACCCGCCAATCCGCGACTACCACGTAGGTAACGCAATGGACGTTGCACAAACCGATCTTGCAGTCAATGTTGCATTACTTGAGCTAAATCTTGCTATAAAATATGGCTGTTTAGGCATAAAGTATATTAGTGGTGTGGATGACCCATCTCGAATTAGTATTGGCACTGATAAAATTTTATACCTACCAGAGCAGGCAAATTTTGGCGTTACCTCAAGTGGTGGTAACCTAAATCAAATTATAGACTCCACAAGATTCTTAGTGGAAACAACATTAAATAACAATCACATCCGCGCAAAATACGCACGAGATGACTCAGGCAACGCACCAAGCGCAGCGAGTTTGACCATCGTGGAAGCTGAGAACGTAGATGAACGCTCCGCAATGACCGAGGACACATGGAGACCTTGGGAACAACGCAGATTTCAAGTAGATAAACGCATCATTGAGATTGAAGCAAATGTGAACGTAGGTGATGAATATAGTGTGGACTTCCTAGAACCAAACTACGCACTGACACCAGAAGCAGAGATCATGCTTTGGAGTTGGAGATTTGACAGACAGCTTAGCACACCTATGGATTGGTTCGATTATCACAATCCTGACGCTGGACCAGAGGACCGAGCTAGGTTTGAGGAGCAGCAGAATGAAGCCGTAGAGGAAGATGTGCCACAGAATAGACTACTAAATATTTTAAATGCCAACAATAGACCAAACAGTTAATTCCTATGAAAGCAGTATTGAAGATGCCATCAATGGGTTCCAACAGGATGTTGAAGAACTTGAAGAGGAAGGTCTCTCTACAACTGAGATATTGGGAATTATCGCTGCAATTGACTTTTCGACCTATTTTGTTGAGAGCTTACGCTTCTCTACCGCCATCAACTCCTTCATGGCTACAACTGAGGATATTCTTGTTGATCTGCCGAGTTTTGGGCGTGCAAACGAGATACAACTCGTGGTTCTACAGACTCTCCAACGCCAAGGCATACAAGGCGTAACTAGACAAGTGAGTAATGTGATGCAGAACGCAATGGTGTCTGGCTTAAATAGTGGCTTAAAAGGCGATGAATTAAAGAATATAATGCGCACTGCGGTCCGCACAAATACTCCACGTATCGAAAATACAATATATACAATGCTTGGTGATTATAGACGCGCTGTGGTTGGCGCAATGGCAATAGATCTGCCAGAAGATACGTTATATAGATATGTTGGACCAGATGACGAAAAGAATCGTCCTATATGTAGAACGTATTTATCCAATGACCCACTAACACTTGAAGAGATAAGGCAAGTAAAATCAGATGGATTTGAGCATGCTGGTGGGCATCGTTGCCGTCATTATTGGGAACCAATTAATGTTTAAATTGCAAGATATATTAAAATTTAAAGAATCTGATGTAAAGAAGATGGCAAAGAACACGGTCGATCGCACTAAGAGACAGATCTCTAGTGGAAAAAACTTTCAAGGCAAGCCATTTAAAGATTATTCTGAGCGTTATGCAAATCGCAAGAAAGGTGGACAGAAACAACCAGTGACCTTAAAAGATACTGGCAAAATGCTGAATGCCTTTGATGTACAGCGCACCACGGTCAAAAAGAATCAAGAAATACAATTTCTATACGGTATCAAGAAGAATAAGCAAGGAACTAAATTATTTGATCATAACGAAGGCAAGAATCGAATGCCAAAGCGTTCCATTGCTGAGAATCAAGAATTAGGCGATAAAGTAGAAAAAGGTATCGTCAGAGACTTCGCCAATATTATTGGCAAGAACCTATCACGCATGAGCAAGACACGCGTAACAATAAACATATAGGAGGACAGAATGTCCGAAGAACAAACACCAGTTGCACAGTCAGTGCCTGAGTCTACAGTTGACCCTGTAGGACCAGAACAAACTCAAGAACAGGACCACCAACAACTCGAAGTTGGGAATCTGATAGCAGAGTCAAAGAAATATCGTGGTCGCGCACAAATTGCCGAGCAGGAGCTTTCTAAACTCCGCAAAGAAGTCGAGGATACTCGAATAAATCAAATGGAAGAACAAGAGCAATGGAAGAATCTTGCCGAGGAGCGCGCCAACAAGCTCGCAGAACTCGAACCCATTGTTGAATCAGCAATGAAGCAGGAAGCATCGCTTCGCGCTGAACTTCTAAGTGAGATACCAGAGGAAGAGCATGCTACATTTGGAGAGTTACCTCTAGAAGCATTGCGTGCTGTAGTAAAGAAACTAAACACACAACGCGTTGCGGTTTCCAGCGCACCATCCGCGCCAGTCAATGATAGTAATGTTGATTTAAAGAAGATAAAAGACTCTGACAGGCGATTGAATTGGAGCAATATTCTGGAATCCTATAAACGCAAAGGAACTTAAAAAAGGACTTAGAAAATGGCAGACGGTAACGTAACAGTAACCACCGCGGCCAAGTTCATCCCTGAATTATGGCGTGACGCTATACTAGACTATGCAGAACGTAAATTCGTACTGCGTAATCAGGTGATGGACTTCTCATCCGAAATGCCTTCGGGAGATACTTTGCATATCCCCAAAGTCACTGAGGAAACGGCTGCATCAAAAGGCGCAGGTACTGCGGTAACATACACAAACAACACTGATGGTGAGGTCACCATTTCTGTTGATCAACATCATTATGAAGCGAAACGGATCGATGATATTGTTCGCGTTCAGGAGTCAGCAAACCTCTTTGGTGCATATGCGCAATCTATGGGTTATGCATTAGCTAAGAAGGTTGAAAACTACTTGGCAGTAGACGTACTTCAGTCCGCAACTGGTAATGATATTACACTTGGAACTGACAATCAAGTCACTTCTGCAAAACTACGTGAAGGTTTGCAAAAGCTACTTGATGCGGGTCACGACTACGCAGATGGCGAAACATTCTTATATGCTTCTCCTGCTGCATACATGTATCTCTTGAGTCTACAGGACTTCTATGATTCATCTCGTAGAGGTGATGGGCAGAATCCTAATGTCTCAGGTGGCGTGGGTCAGATCTACGGTATGCCAACATACATCTCAACCGATTGGGATGATGATGGAGGTACTGGTGATGAAACTGCAACTGTCTTTAAGAAAGAAGCAGTTTACATGGCTATGCAGATTGCACCTAGAGTGCAGTCAGCATACGACATTGACCACCTGGCTACAAGCGTGGTTGCCGATATACTTTTTGGCGCATCCTTGTCTCATGGTGCTTCTAGCACGTCACTTGGAGTTGTTAACTTCGCTAATCCATCTTAATAGTTACTATAAGATGATTGTCAATGGGTGGGCGTTTCGCCCACCCATTAGAAAGGAAATAAAATGAAATATTTTAAAAGAAAAGATGGATCAGTTTTTGGCAAAGTAGATTCAATCAACCAAGAAGTAATTGATGGTTTTTTAAAAAAAGGATACCAGCCTTGCAACGAGAATGGCGAGGTTAAAAAGCCTAAAAAGAAACTGAGTCTTAAAAAGAAAAAATGAAGACCAACGACTTCTTATGTAGTCCTTGTGAGTATAAATGGGAACAGTTATGGTCCAAGGATGATAAGATCACTTGCCCAAAATGCAAAACCAAAAAGGTGCGCAAATTGTTTGCAAGTCCTATCATCCAAATGAAAGGAATTAGCGATGCCAGCCTAAGAGCGCAAGGCATCATAGAGTAAATAACCGAAATGCCCATGAGATAAGTCACGCTCGGTAAGGCATTCAGAAAGGAGAAACAAGATGGCTGATCTTTCCAAGCATTCAGTGGTTGAATCACTGAATATCAGCAGTTCTGCAAATTTTTCAGTACAAACAGCGCAAAGTGTTGCAACAGGTTCAGAATACAACCTAGATGTCAGCGCGGTCCACAGCGTAATATTACAGCCTAGTAGCGATGTCTATTATGGGTTCAGTAGTAGCGCAAGCGACATGATAGTGGGCAGTACAGGAAACAATTTATATTTAGCGGGTGGAGATACCATCTACGAATTAAATGTGCCACAAGGCATAGGATCATCAGTTTATTTACATTTGCTTGGCAAAGGTGCGACCTCTACGGTGCGCATCGTACTAGCGTAGGAGTATACAATGGCATCATTCAAGAATTTGATCAGCAACACATCAGCACAGATAGCGTCTGGCGGAACGATCACAGGAGACTTGGTAATCAATGGTGACCTCCAAGTAGATGGCGGTGGTTCACTTAGTTTCGATGAGATCATAGAAGGTACACAAGTAATAGATGTAGACTCTACAGAAGCCTTACTAGTCCGCAAGAACTCTGATGGTGGTGACATACTCACAGTAAATACCACTAATGGAATTGTCACGATAAAAAGGGCAGATGCTGTTACAAACCCAGCTACAGATACAAATGCTGGTTTATTAATTGAGAATACAAATGCAAGTGGTAGTGCCATATTGAGAATGAGAGGTGGAGATGGTGCGGCAAGGATTATGTATGGAGAAAACAATTCTACAGATAAACTTTATTTTTCTCCAAGAAATGAAGCAGCTAATTATGTTGTTATTGACCAATTAGGTCGGATAGGGATTGGCGAAACAACGCCCACAAATAACCTTCACATCGAAGCAGATTCTGGAGATGAAGGTATAACCATTCACAGTGCTGGAGATACTGGAAACGCTATTACAATAGATGCAAATAGGTCGAGTGCTGATGCTGGTATAGGTACAATGCTTGGTAAATGGAATGGTACTACTATTGGCTATATGGGATTCTTTAGTGGAGCAGATACCACTAATAAAGATGATGGTGTAATTAAGTTCGCTACAACTCCATCTGGTGGCTCTGCTACTGTTGCACTCACTATAGACTCAAGTCAAAATTTACAAATATCTGCCACTAAAAAATTATATTTAGATGGCGGTGGAAATACATATATACACGAAACAAGTGCAGACAGAGTGCTTATTACAGTTGGTGGCACAAATTTATTAGACCTTACAGAAAATGGCGGAGGGGCATCTGATTATTTAGCTATAAGAGCCTTATCTAAATTTTATCTTGATGGTGGCGGAAATACATACATTCAAGAGTCCTCTGGAGATAATATTGTTTTAGTTACAGGTGGAACTACTGCACTCACATTAGACTCAAGCCAAAATGCTACTTTTGGTGGTGCAGTTGGTGTAGGAGTCACACCAGAAACCGATTGGAAAAGTACTGTTGCTGGTTTACAAGTAGGTGCTGGAGGCTCAATATTTGCAAGAAGTGATAGTGGTGAAACTAAAATTTTTCTTGCTGAGAATGTTAAATGGACTGCCGCTGGTTTTGAGTATATAAACAATGGTTCAGCCGCATATCACGGATTAGATGCTGGAATACACACATTTGCTGTTGCTGGTTCTGGTAGTGCAGATGCAGTAGCCAGCTTTACAACTGCACTTACAATTAATAATGATGCCTCGTCTACTTTTGCTGGTAATGTCGGGATTGGCGTAGCCTCAGCAGACGCTAAATTGCACATTTTTGAAGATTTAAACAATGCGGCTACAGCTACTCCTACTGCCTCAGAGAGTTATCAATTATTTATAAATGGTGCGGCTGGAAGTACAGGAGATACAGTTGGGATTGCTTTAGGTACAACAGATGGCAATGATAATGTAAGTGCCTCTATGATAGCTATTGATGCAGGTTCGGCTGGTATTGCTGATTTAGCTTTTTACACTAAAAGTGCAAGTGACACGGCTGAAAGAATGAGAATTGCATCTGATGGTAAGGTTACTTTTACACAAGATGTATCTGGTGATGCTTATATACAAGTTCAAAATAAAATTGGTGGTAGTTCATCGGTAGATGAAACAGCAGGTATACGCTTTAGTTTAGGAGACGGTTCAGCCCTTAGAGGTGGTGGTAAGATAACTACTAAAAAAGAATTGGACTTTTCTACAAGTGCAAATATGGACACATCTATGATGTTTTCTGTTTTGCAAAACAATGGTTGGAATGATGCTCTTTTTCTTACTTCCGCTGGGAATCTTGGAATTGGCGATTCTACACCAGACGATAAGTTATCCATATATGGTGGTGATAAACAGATAAGAATGGGTGCTAATGATTCAAACCACGTTGTAATTGGAAGAAATAGTAGTTCTGGTAATTTTGAAATGGCAAGAACTTGTACTGATGCGGCAGAGGAAGTGTTTTTTAGAGCGACAGAAAATGAAGCTGGGGCTTTAACATTTTTTACAAGTGAAGTTGCAAGATTTATTATTGACTCCAACTCCCGAATCTCACTCAGCAATAATGATAGTAATACTGGTAATACAGTATTTGGGAAAAGTGCTTGGAATAACTCAAGTGACAATGCATCTGACTATAACACTATCTTTGGTGAAGGAACTATGGGTACTGGAGCAGTCGCTGGGGCAACCTATAATACTGGAGTGGGGTTTGATGCACTTAAAAATTTAACTGCTGGAGATTATAATGTCGCAATCGGAGCATTAGCCCTTGATGCAGTTGCAGTTGGAGAGTCATATAATGTAGCAATTGGTTTAGGTGCAATGACATCTGTTGATGAAGGAACTGCTGGTGGTGACGCAGATTACAATGTGGCAATCGGTTACAATGCTTTAGAGGGTGGAGACTTTGCAGGAAATGATAGACAATTACAGGGCAACATCGCTATTGGTGCTAACGCAATGGATTCTACTGGAGCAAATGCTCAAACTGGTACAATAGCTATTGGACAAAATGCTCTCACAGCATTGACTTCTGGAGCTGGCAATTTAGCAATCGGTTATCAAGCGGCATTATCCCTGAATACTGGAAATAATAATGTAGTAATCGGTAATAGTGCTGGCGATGCTATGACAGACAATGTTCATAATGTTATTATTGGAAAATCAGCATTTGGCGTGGCTGATAGTGGTGAAAGTTTTAATATAGTAATTGGAGCAGACGCTGGTACTTCTATAAATAATGCAGATGCTGATTACAATATCATTATAGGTCAAGATGCTGGTACAGGAGGAACTGGTGCTATGGCGAGTTGTATTGCCATTGGTGGTAATGCTATGAACTCAACTGGTTCTAATGCTCAGACAGGTACAATTGCCATCGGACACGATGCTCTTACAGCATTGACATCTGGGGCTGGGAATACGGCAGTAGGCTATCAAGCCTTAGACGCTACCACTACAGGGGCATCAAATACGATGGTTGGTTACCAAACTGGAACTGCTTTGCCAGCAGGTGGAGACAATAATACTGCTGTGGGGTATCAAGCATTAAAAGGTGCAAATAACGATACATCACACGAAAATACAGTAGTAGGTTATCAAGCTGGACAGGGAATTAGCAATGGTTGGAATAATACTCTTATAGGTGCTAATGTTGATGTTAACACTGGAAGTTTTGATAATGTAACAGCTATTGGTAATAATTTTGAAGCCACACAAGATGATACAGTATTTCTTGGGAATAGCGATACTGAAGAAGTCTGGATGGCATCGGATAAAGGTGCTAAAATTTATGCTGGTAATGCTCGTTTACAAGATACTGGCATTGTTACAAGTGGAGATTATAATGGACTTGAAGGTAATTGGACTATTACTGGTGGTGATGGTGATAGTAGTGATACATTTATAGGCACTAAATCTCAATTAGTCTTTAATGATACTAGTGAATCTTTTGGAGCTTTGTATGGTTTAGTTGTTCACGCTGAATCAACTGAAACAGCAGACGAGGAAAGTACAGCAATAATTGGATTGGATGCTACAGCAAAAATAGCTGGTACTCATAGTGATGTTAATAGTATTTATGGTTCGAGTACAATGACAAATATTGATGGTGGTACGGTAGATGGTAATGCTTTTGGTTCATATGTTAATGTTGATATTGATGGTGGGGCAATAGGTGCGTATATCTATGGTCAAAAAATAGATGTTAATACTACTGTAAACCCAACTGGTAATGTGTTTGGTATGGAAATACAAATGGGTGGTTCTAATGTTGATGGAACAGGAGATTTTTTCTTCCGATGTCATGATACCCAGAATGGTGATACAGTTGCCCAAATCACAGCCCTTGAAGGAGTTGCTACTTTTGATAGTGGTGATTTCTCAGGCGCTCCTGACTATGCAGAGTATTTTGAAAGTAAAGATAGTAAGGCGATAGCAATAGGCTCTACAGTTAAACTTGATGGTGATAAAATTGTGGCTTGTTCTGATGGAGATACTCCAATGGGAGTTATTAGACCTAAATCATCATCTGCTGTTGTTGCTAATTGTGCAACTACTCGCTATCAAGGTAAGTATCTGAAAACTGATTACGATGAAATAATCTTAGAAGATTATAAAATTAAAGAATGGACTGAAGAGATTACATTTGAAGAATATAATAAGCGTGGCAAAGATGAGACTGGTGGAGTTTTAGGCGGTACAGTTAAAGATTCAAAAGTTGAAGATAAATATTATCGTAAACATTCTTACCATATTGACAGACTACCATCTGGTGTCACACCTCCGAGTGATGCAGTAGAATTAACTCCATCGCATCAGCGTAAAAAATTGAATCCAGATTATGACCCAAGTAAGGTTTATAAAAATCGTAAAGAAAGAGATGAATGGTGCTTAGTTGGTTTGCTTGGTCAAATACCAATTACTAAAGGTCAACCAGTTGCATCAAATTGGATTAAAATGAAAGACGTTTCTGATACAGTAGAAATGTATTTCGTAAAATAATTAACTAACACAAGGAGTCAATAATGGCTAAAAAAGAAAAACAACCGCCAGTTATTCTAACTCTTAATGATGTCGAGTATGATGTCAATGAGGACTTTAATGACGAGCAAAAGCAAATGTATCTGCATCTAAAGAACATAGATGATAAGATAAACAGCAACAACTTCATCCAACAGCAACTTGCTGTAAGCAAGGATGGCTTTGTAAGGATGCTAGAAGAGTCATTGGCAAAGTCAGATGACCACTCACCGCATGACCCAGGTGACGAGAACGATTAGATGATTGTTCGTAGATGCGCCCAAGATTATGATGTGGTAATTCATAAGAATACAAAGCCTAAAATGGTTAAGTCTATTCGTATGGCTGATGGTTCTATGCAGTCGCTGACCTATCCATCTGACGCAAAAGATTATTTTTTATTGGTTGATGGTGAAATAGTACAACGGTCAGACTCTTTTGCAACCATTGAAACTGCTTACGTCAAAGCATGTGAAGCGAAAGGCTGTGATTCTCATGGGCGCATCGACATTTTTAAACATAAAATAGTTAACAATAAGGTAGTAGATAGATGAATAGTCCTTTAGCAAAATTAGTAGCATGGCAGCAACGCACAGGCCAATTAGATGGTTGGACCAGTTACCATCTCGCAGCAGGCGCATTCCTTTGCAAGATATTCCAATGGTGTGGATGGTCTGATTTATGGTGCGTTTTAGGCGTATTGATAGTTGGTATAGCTTGGGAAGTTTTTGAGTGGTATATCGAGAATTTTAAGCCTTATGGAACAAAAGAACGATGGTGGTACAATACGTTATCGGATATATTCGTAGAAACTGCCATAGCATGGTGGATGGTGTTATGAAAATTAATTATGAAGTAAGTTATGAACTCAACACGTCTTATGATATTTCTATTATTTACACTTTCAAGTCTTAGTTGTTCTAGTGGTTGGAGTGTAGCAGGCTGGGAAATTACACCTAGTGATACGAATACTGTATTCATTGAAATAACAGATACAGATTCAGTAAAACATTATTATTATGATAAATTATATCCTAGACAAAATTGGTGCTGGTTGCATAGCCAATTTGAAGATGTAAAGAGAATTGAGAACTAAAGCATTAAACGATGAGTTACAAATACACATCTCAGTTAAATGGGCAGTGCAAATTATCTTTCTGGTGTTCACCTTAACTGGCGCATGGTATACGTTAAATGCAAATATCAATAATAATAAAAAAGACATAGTACATATTAAAGAAGCGTTGATTGAATTTGAACAAGCACTTGATGAAAGGATGGAACCACTAGAGAACGAAAGAGAACAAAGGCTTACAGAAATGAATAAGAGTTTACTAGATAAGGTATTAGGAAAGGATAAATAATGGATATTGCTCAAATGATAGAATTATATGGGCAGCTTGGAGCTATGGGTATAATGACTCTTGGCTTTTTATATCTTCTTAATAATCTTGTAGTATCACAGAAAGACCAGTCTGAAGACTTAGATGACATAAAGAAAGATATTTCTAAAATGCAAACAGAAATCAACTCTTGTTACACTATTTCTGTGAAGTTAATTGATTCTGTAAATGCTTTTAAAACGAGTATAAATGATAAAATGGACAGAAGACATGAATCATTAATGAAAGAAGTTGATGATCTTAGTGATAAAATAAGTTATATGTCTGGAAGGCTAAATGGGTCAGGTAAAAGTTGATATTAAATTTATATTCAATATCGTGTCTGTGTTGGGCGCGCTTGCTTGGGGTTGGTATCAGATGGAATTAAGAGTTCAGGCTTTAGAGATAAAAATTGAAAACAATGAAAAGATGGCAAAACTCAGAGATGAGATACAAGGATTGAAGACGAATGGACAGTTTAAAAATAGCAGCAATTAGTTTTAGTAATTATGCAATCGGGTTAACGCAGGTTCACGAATTATTACAAGTTGTAGTGGCGTTATTATCTATTGTGCTATTGCTAATGAATATAAAAAAAGGAAAGTAACATGGACATAAAAT